AAGCGATTCCATTTCAACGCCCCGAAGGTCATTGCCAGTGCGTAGCAACCGATTAAATGATTAAGGTTGTGTGCGTTCATAAAGCAACACCTCCAAAACCACACATCTCTTTCCATGATTCACAAACAGGACATTCACCCAGCTCAACAAAACCCCAAATAACTGCTTTGGCTTCATGTTCGGCCGAAATAACGTCATTATGGTTGGTAATTAATTTTTTATCACGCAACTTATTAACAATTTTAACAGCCAAAACATTCATTCTTTCTATACCGAAAGCTTGATCGTCTATTTCTGGTATTAATAGATAACCATTCTTTTTGTGTAATTCATCTATTGTGAATCCGGCCATTACTGGCAACCAAGATGAAAGCTGTTCTAATGAATATTTCTTGCCTTTGTAATCATGCTCAAAAATATATTTATTTTCGCTACACCAATTTCTAACATCTTTAATGGTATCACCGGCCTCCAAATAAACCCATTTTAATAGCATCATTCCCCCTCTTTCAACGCCCCGAAGGTCATTGCCAGTGCGTAGCAACCGATTAAATGATTAAGGTCGTGTGCGTTCATTTGGTGGCCTTATTATCAAAATAAATTGCCACAAGAATATTATAGATTGCCAAATCTAAAGATTTTAAATAAAGAAAAATGACTGACATTACCCAAAACACCCCAGAAGCTAATTTGTACCACATATCATTCCCCCTCTTTCAGCACGTCGTCAGGATCATCGGCCAGTTGTTCTAACTGTTTCCTGATTGGCCTGACAGCATCTTTGAATAATTTAAAACTGACCTTGCCGAGTCTGCGGCTGAGACATGTCGTGTCTCTCGGTGCCTTCTCCTCTTCGGCCATCTGCAATTGCCGGGTGATATATATTTTCTTGGTGTGCATCATCTTACCCCAAGCGACAATGCCGGGGTAGATTTTCCCCAGACGTTCGTATTCTTCAAGGTTATTGTTTTGATTTTGGGTCATAATCAGCTCGATTCAGCCGATCACCGGACGCAAGTCAGCAGCATGTTAAGAGCTAACCATTGCCCGGATCACAGCAATCTGTCGGCGGGATAAGCACGGTAGCTAATAGGTCTGCAACATCATATAAGGAGCGGTTGCAGTTAAGGTTTTTTCTCCGACCCCGTCGGGCGACTACCTTTATTACCTTGAAACCTGTTTCAGCTTTCCCGCCATAATTTGATTGATATATTAACATGCTAATACGAGGATAATCAATGTTTGAATATTTGTCAAGCGAAAAAAAATAAAAAAACCTGCGTCCGTCAGCGGCCTCTCAGCCCTATTCTCGACCCTTTTGCAAATATGTTTATATCCGGGCGCATAATCGGGAGTTCGCCACGTCAGTCTATGCCCCCGCTTGAACTATATATATTAAAAAACCCGGCCACATTATTGCGACCGGGCACCGATAAGGAGTTACGAAAACACTAAAGCCGCAGAACGGCTCCAATGGTTATTACAAAATAGCTATATGGATTCCCGTCACGGAAAAGAACATCGCCACTTGCGAACATTTCATTCAATTTTACCATTCCTAAATTAAGGCCGATATGCTTTCGTAATTCAAGACCGCCGACAAACCCGACGTTTCCGGTTTGTGTTTCATATGTCCCGCCGGTATGCAGGCCGAGTCTCAAGTCCCAAATCGGTAAATCATAGTAATTGATTCCATCCAATGTCATTTTATCAAGGGCGAATCCCCAATTCGTTTTGACATATAGAAATCGCCCCTTTAAATTCAGGGTCGTATCAATGTCAAATTCCGTACCAATCAAGACACCGAACCCGGGATCTTCCGCATACTGATTAAATGACAAGCCGATTGCGCCAACGGCATCGGCCGCCTGAATATTGCAGGTCAGTAGCATCATTACGATAATTGAAAATATTAATATTCTGAACATTAAGTACCTCCATTTAATTTAGCTTTGGTTTTGACAACAGCGTGAACACCCTGTGCGGTTGTTCCTATGATAGCCAATGATGTCATAACTATTGTCTGTGGGTCAAGTCCTGTTATCAAAAAATAGTCCAACAGGAAACCGAACCCGATTGCCAACCCGTTTGAAATAAGGAAAAATACAAACGGCAAGTCTGATATTTTTCCTTTCAGCCATTGGATGAATGGGACTATCAACCCCCCGCCCACCATTCCAAGTAACGCTTGAAAGTTTTCCATCGTTATTCTCCTTTCTGGTTTATACAGTTCTCATATTCAATCTTATAATATTCAGCTTCAAAACGCAACCGCCCGGTTTCAAACCAGAGATAAATTGACAGACAGATAAAAATACCAACTGTCAGAAATATCAATACCCTTTTCACCGGGTCAGCGATCATACGCCAGATCATTTGAATAGATTTATGAATCGAGTGTTTCGATCCGTCCTATAATTTAATGGCACAAAATCAACAAAGGCATTATTCTCGATGGCCGCCTCCTCATCAATGATATCAGAATTTCCCCGCGCTGCCTGAATTGTGGTTTCCTCGTCAATGCATATCCCGATATGAACCGGCACGCCGCCTTCAAACCAAAAGACCATTGCTCCCCGGGACGGCTCGTGTGATATATTTTTATCCTCGGTGCTGAATTTATCCCAAAGCATCTGAACATTATAATCTCTCCCCTGATGAATGAACCCCATAGACCGCAGAACATTGCAGACAAAGGCAGAACAATCAATGCCATTAATCGAGTTACCTCCATATTTATAATATATACCCCACCACCTGTCAGCATATTCAATAAATTTTTGAATTTGTTTTTGTTTTTTACATTCGTGACAGTTCATTAGTCCCTCCATCTTCCGAGTGCATCAAAGGCAACCTGGCTCGTATCATTGACCCAGACGTTCCAAGCATATTTATCAATATAGTTTCCGAGCTTATCTTGGAACCTTACCCTGTAATAACTGGTATCGGATAGATTTTCATTTGCATATATCGGGATCTCAAACTGACCATTGACATCGGCGGTATCGTAAGTGATTTCCTGCATCACCAATGAATCGTGAAAGGTCAGCAAACTATCCTCGGGTACGGCAACCAATCGGAACATGACCAATGCACTATCATATCGTTGACCACGCGGATCAATCAGCGTTCCATAAACGACCGCCTTGTTAGCATTGCTGGTATAAGTCCATATTGTATCTGTGAAAACTCCTGAGACGACATTGCTGTCAAGGTATGGCGCTAAGCCTGCCGCCGTATGAAAGAACACCCAAGAGGCAGCATCCAGATTGAATTGAGCCAATCCGTTATTATCTGTTAAATCAAAATAAGGAACGGCCGTCTGCGCATAGTTATTCGCCCAGACCGGAGCCTGCTGAACTGGATCGGTGCCACCGTTGGAACTATCAATGACATAATAATTAATTGTGAAAGCGCCATTGCCAGAGCTGCATCCCAATACTGCACGATACAATGCGCCAAAGAAAGAAGCGTTGCCGGTATCAGTTACCAATTTAAAGAATACACTATCGGCAATATCTCCTTTGTCACTATTAGATATTGATGCAACACCGCCTGCTGTTGATACGAGGGCATCTAAACTATCAAGCAAAACATCAGCCGCTGATCCGGGGATAGCGGTATATCCATTTAATAATTTACTCCAAACTGAGTCACCAAACTCAGCAGCCAACTCCATACGGTTTGCCAACAATAACGAATCAGTATTTCGAGCAAAGTTTTCATCATTCATCATTGCTAATATTTGTGCCGTATCAGTTCCGGTTGCGCCGGAGTCAGATCGGTTTGCTAATGAATCCCAATATGAATCGCTAAAGTGTGGACCGCGAAATGCTTCAAGTTCAAAATTGGCAGAATCTAATGCCGCAATAAATGAAGCGACAGTCACATCACGCTCAGCCAGAGTCGATGAATCAGAACCGGTTGCCTTGGTGGTTCCCCATACAATTCGATGAAGCAATCGAGAAATCATTGCCGAATCCACGTTTGCCGCCCCACCCTGAACATAAGATGCATTCGTCAATGAGTCGCCCATAGTTCCATCCGCAAAAACTGTGTTGAATAATACATTCCAAATGTCTGTAGCTGCTAAGCCTGCCGCCGTACCTTGCGCGGAGTTAAAAAATTCAGTCGTGAACAGCCATGTCGGGAATGTTTCATTTGTAAAGTCTGCGCTATCAAGATCAAATCCCAATGAACTCAACGAGGTCGCCGTCACTAAATATTGAAGCGAGTCACGAATCAAATCAATGTTGGCATCTATACCGTCGTTACCATCGCCGTCAGTGTAGGTAAGAATCAAATCAACAATTGCATCGACTGTTGCCAATGCCGCCGATGTCGCCAATGCCGAAACATCTGCCTTATAGTTTGCAGGTGTTGACAGTTCACGGCCGCCAGTTGTCCAATTGTCTGCTGCACTATGAGTGCTAAAGCCCGTAGCGGTTATCAAATACTGGACCGAATCTCTGATTTTATCAATGTCATTTAATAATTGAGACAAAAATGCACCGTCGCCGGTATCGCTTGGCAATCTTGTCTGGAATAAAGAGTCAAGAAAAACGGTAACGCTGGCATATCCGGCCGTATCTAATATGGACGGTGTTTTATACACACTTCCAATCGTTTCAGAGTCAGACGATCCAACCGGCCAATAGAAAATCTTTACAAACAGATCTCCAATCTCACTAAGAGTCGGGACCGCACCAAAGATCGTTCCATCGTCTTTAAATATCTGAGTCATCTTTAATCGATCCTGATCCCACGCGGTACTATCTTTCCCCATATATATAACGCCAGAATCAGCAGCTATCGGAGTGCTGAACGTGACCACCTGTGCATCGACATTGCAGGCAATTAACATTAAGAATATTAATAATATCTTTTTCATTTTTTAAACCTCATCTTTTTTATAATTGCCGCTTCGGTTTCAAAATTAACGGTATCAGCTTTTGTATCCCAACTGACCTCAAGAGTGTCGAAAATTGTTTTACCGTTATAAACAACTTGGATTAAAGCTGGATTATAATTAGTTGTATCGGTAGCTGTATTTGATTCATACCAATATTGAAATATCCCTGATGCAATTCCATCAACGCCCGATGTCGCAAGAAAAGAAGTGTCAGCCGCGACTGAGGTATCAGCTAAATTATTCCAGACGGTCACGGTTGCTCCGGACAACGGAGAACCATTAGACCGAACCAATATTTCTAAGGTTGATTGTAACGCAAGTTCCGCCTCTCCCGTCCCAGAAAAGACAATATTTGTATCAGTCGCGCCATTTGTGTAGATACAATCTCTTCCAACATTATCAGGAGAATCGGAATTATAATACCCCATTGACCACGTTACCGGATCGTGAACAATACCAGAATCAGATGTGGTGTCAATGAATTGCAGGGTATCTTGATAAAAAGTTATAAATTTGATAGGAAGCCCATTTTCTATGTCGGAACCCCTGACAATAATACTGGAACTAATATAATGATTATTCTGTATTGTCACCGGAACCTGCGCCTCAGAAGTGAAACTCTGATAGATAGAGGCATTCATGGCACGAGTATCAGTTCCCTCGGTCAACGCCCTTCCTATCACAGTATTATTTTCTATGCTGACATGACCATAACCGACATCATTTGGCAATAAGTTAAAGTGTAATACTGCGGCGGTTCTGCCAACTGCGGTAGTAGCGCTTGATGTATCGGCGATTCCAATAAACGTATTATTCCTAACAGCAATATAATCACTATGTCCGCCGTCTATTGAACGCAATCTAAAGACTCTGGTTTCACCAAAGGGACTCTCACCATTAGGACCATAGTGCGTTTCAATGTAATTGCCGGAAACAATGATTGAATCAGTTTCAGTTCCAGTACAATTTTCAAGACTCATACCCCTGCCGCCCTGGTGGTCAGGACTTGATGTAATGTGATTATTAAGTATTTTACTTCCCGCATATATCCTGCTTACAAATATTCCGTAACAATTTGTTGAGGATTTTCCGACTGGACAGATACCCTTTGAAAAACAATCGGTAATAGAATCGCAATTTACTCCCAGTGTATCGGGACAATTGGATGAATCCATGAACTTATATGTCCCACCATCATAAGGATACCAATAAATATTATTAGTAGTTGTGTCCCAATAAACATTTTGAGCGTCCACCTCTATATTACAGTTTTCAACAAAAACCCTTGCTTCATTCATGTAAATACCGGCGTGAGGTGTCCTCGCCACAGTAACATTATGTAACTCTAAATTATACTTTCCAGCAGCTGGAGTTTCCTGCACCTGCCCGAAATATATCGCTATACTACCACCAGCAAAAGATTCTCTGCTTGAATAACTTGTGCTATTATTAGTCCATGTCCCACCATGAAAAACATTATTTACCCCTGATTGTTCGTTAAATACACAAATAGCATCATGTCCATCCACAGTTACGCCAACCGAATCAAAAGTAACATCGTTCAACCCGTAAGTATTGATGCCAATTTTTTTTTCGCTAACATCCACACCATCACCTTCATCTGATATAATATGCCCCCCTCGAAAATGAGAGCCATCGCCTCCTCTGATAAATATACCAATAGCCCTATCCGATGGAGTCGTGGTTGCGGCAGTATCAAAATATATAACCGTATTACCAAAATCGACATCAACATTAGTGACTTGGTTCATCAAGAGAATATTGTAATAATATGATTTACTATCAAAAGAGAATAAAGTCCCACTTCCTACATATATCGTGTCATTGGGATCACTAAATGTAATAGTATCTCCGGTGCTAACGGCATAAGGTAAATCGGTCTGTTCAAGAACCACTTGTCCAGCCATTGCACTTGAGGCAAATAATGTTACGACTAATATAGTTAATAAATTTTTCATAAATCAATGCCCCTTAAATTTACAGCCCTCATTTTCTTTGCTCCGGTAAATGATCCTACATAATAAATCCATCCAACTCCATGAGCAACAGCAATTGTATCTGTGGCCGTCATAGTTATAGTGCCTTTATTATCGACTGCTAAAACATTAATCCTTGTCCCACCGTGCATCTTGAGAACCCCACCGGAGTTAATAGTAATATGAGCAAAGGTCGTGTCATAGTCGCTGTCAAAATCAGCTCCCTCACAGTCAATCAAACAGTCACCAGTTGAATAAGTTGGCTGAATAACGTGCATTGTATCACCAGTGGTAATAACTAAACTGTCCTCTTGGGTCGGATTGAAGTATCCTAAATTTTGAGGGTTGTCCCATAAATTGAAACTATCAGTTGCGACCTCACTGGTTGTATAAAGATTGTTCGCCCATGTATTAGGAATCCTAACCGTGAAAAATGAGTCAGGATAAAAGGGAATCCAAGTTGGATCATTAAAATATTGTAATACGATATATCCTTTATATGGTAGACCCGGTTCTAAATCATAATTTGTCTCATTGACTAAAGTATCAATCCAATGTGAATTTTTGGTGCTGTCGTTAGCACCCAGTGGTGGTTTTTCAGTGAAATCAATTACTCTTGTTGAATCAGCTGTAAACCATGTCTGCCGGTCAAGAGTATGAACAGAAAATGAGGGGAAATCTTGACACCACCAAACGCCTTGACTTCCAAATAATTGAGCCATCATATTTGCATCGTCATTATCCCAATCAAGATTTAAACTAAACTGAGATGATGTTATACCAGAAATCGTTTTCACTAAGTTGGATGGTCGCCGAGATATATGAAACCTATGATGGAAATTATGATACAGTGCATCACCGGGGTCATCGTAACTTGAATATGTTCCCGGAAAATCAGTCGCTTTCCTGTCGGCTCCAAGCGTTGATACCGCCATCAAGAAAACTAATGTGCATATTAAATATTTCATTGTATTATTATCACCCGCGCAACACTTCCACTTACTGCGGCTGTAATATGATGATATACCGTTACATTTATTTGAGTTAATTTTTGAAAACTATGAAAACTAACATCACTTTCCATACCAACCTCCAAAGCATCTATTTTAGCCACTGACCAAGACCCCGTTGGATGAGCAATTATTTCATTGACTAAAGTATCATATGCTGTGGGCAACTCAGTCGTCTCATAAAGTGTGCCATATTCAATATTAGACCCATCATATAAAAATGCTCTCGCTGAGTTGCCTGCAGCTTGTTTATCCGTTTGTATCACAGCCACCACCCTAACTGAATCAATAATAGCATCTGCACTTTCTCCTGCATCGGCAACCCAATTTTGTAATCCAAGTGATATTTTTTTGTCCGAAGTTGCGCCAGCCAACGACATAATTGTTGTCTCGCCGTCATGCGTAGGCCATTCATCAACTAAATCGTCACAGTCAGTCATCCCGCAGTTCCAAGCAACCTCATATGTTCCTTCGGCATTCGGCAACAGGACCGTTTCATAACCGGGAGTGTAAACAGCGTAAAAACTGATAGTAACGGCTTGGCCTGCGTCATCATCAGCACTTACTGGCCAAGTGACAAAGGGCGTTATGAAATTAGTTCTTGTCTCATTAGCCACACCCTCAACATATTTAACTTTAAAACCATCAGACGTAGATTGCGCACTAAGCCAATAATCAGTGCTTGCCAAGAATCTTATATCTTGAATTACTGACAATGGAATCCATGCTCCACTTTCTCCTAATGTTACTTCGGCAGTTGAATCCATAACTGTGCCCGGTGTCCCGTCCCCCTCATCACCATAAAAAGATAATTTAACTTCATCGGGAGACGATACATCCCAAGCATATATTACCAATGAGTCTAAAGTTCCGTCAGTTGCCCCAGACGTTACCTTGCACCATATCATGTTATTGTCATAAGCTCCCTCAAAATAACTAACGGAAGTATTTCCAAATTGTTCTTTTGCCCCAACAATCGAGAATAATAATAATAATGAAATCAAATATTTAATCATTTGTCCACCGTATAATTTATTTTAAATATTGCTTGCGTTATATCATCGTCGGGATCAGCATCAAATAAAATATATAAACACTTACCCGCTGGAACAGTTGCATCACCAAAACCAGCTACAACCGTTGTTACTCCCGCTACCGTCGCAGAATCATCTATTACTGCCGCGCTTGCAAATCCTATTAAGGCATCAGCCCATTTAATTGAATATTCTAATTCGTCTGTAGGATCAGCATTTAATGAAACACTATAACTTACAATTGTGATTGCATCCGTTGTGGCTTTATCAAAGCACCATTCATGGTCTAAAGTGTAAAGACCATCAGGATCAGCTAAATTAAAATTATAACTCAATGTGTCGTGTATATTTGTTCTATCAGCAAGTGCTGCCGCTATTTTTGTGCCTAATGTATCAACATCAGTTACCGCTGAGCCAGTGGTATCTATATCTTCCCAACCGATAGTCGCATCACCAAAATGAGTTGAATCCATTGCCCCATTATCCCAAACCGCAACCGTATCTATAACTTTATTAAGTTGGTCTGTTGTTATTGTAGCACCATCTAATATTTCCAACTCGGCTTCAGAAATAACAGCGGCACCGTAAACAAAATGAGAATTTATTACCAGAGAATCGACGTCCATAATAATAGCATCACCAGAATCAATTCCAGTTTTACCGGGACCACCAAAAGTTTGACTTGTTAAATTTGAGCCAATTGCATAAGTAATATCTCCAGCTCCGTCATTAATACAGATTAAAACAGTGTCGTTATTTTCATCAATTACATAAGTAGAATCATACCCAACTGCATTATTATCTGATGTCCAAAATTTCTTTACATCGCCTTCTTTAATCACATCGCCTTTTAAACTATCACCATCATTCAACTGTACTGCATTCATTATTATTCCAGTTGTCGCAACAAGATTTACTGCGGTGGCATCACCTACTCCAGTTATATCATTTGTTCCCATTGCAAGATTAGCACCCATTGTTAAAATACCATTAATTTCAGCTACACCATTTACATCCAAACTATCAATATCAACATTGCCATCAAACTGAGCTGAATCAGCAATTAGCGTTCCCGTAAAAGATGGATCAACTAATATAGTTGAAGCAAAAGCAGCGGTATCAGATTCCTTTAAATATTGTGTATGATCATCATCAGCAAGCCCCGACAGCGCGCCGTGATCTGACGTGGTCGCTCCTACAAATGATGTTGTCCAAGGATATTCAATACTATAAATTCCATCACCTTGCTTAACTATCACCTTAGCAATAAAAACTCCCGATGAGGCAACAATGCCGGGTAAAGTCGTGACTACCTCCTTACCGAGCGCACCAGCAAGTGAGTATCCTCCGCTAACAGTAACGGAATCATAGATTGCGACTAATTCGTTATCTGTCATCATATAAATCCAAAATATATTAAATTTGTTAGAAACCAACGTTCTTCTTGTTCCGTCACCATCATCATAATGAACATCATTTAACATATTTGTATCTAACTTAGTAAAACTACCGGCTCCATTACCCCAATATTGAACCATGCCATCAGTGAAGCTCGCAACAGATGTTATTACGTTTCTATTGTGCCCTAAATAATAAGCCCCGGCAGTAACATCAATATCATTTGTATCAACATTTGCGCCTGCGCCAGTAACTATACCAAAACCTCTTTGTAAATTATACAATTCAAATAATCTAAGCGTATTTTTATGACTGTAATTAGAGAAATTTTGCCCGCCTTGCGTGATATGCATGTGGTTACCCTCTCGATACACTTTACCCAAAGCAACTTTAGTCGTAAAATCAAGAGTGCTAAAAGCAGCTAATTTTATACTCGGGCTTCCACCATCATAGTCAATATAAGACCATAAATCAGTAGAGTCAGTGACTGCTAAATCAACTCCGGCACTAAAATTTAAGAAAACATTCTCGCCAATATCTGAGTTGGTTTTCTTTAGCACCGCTGTCCCGGAGGTTACATCAAGCTTAGTTGAATCGGTTACATCTTGTGACATTATGCCACCAGATATTATATATGCTGATTGAGTTGTATTCCACCAATCTGCAAGAGTTTGATATGTGGCACCATCAAGGGTATCGTGAATAATAGTCTCATCTGGTTTTAAAGTTATTTGAATTGCACTATCAATTTGATTTATATCTTCTGCCAATACCGCTCTGTTTATATTTGCCAGTATTGACCCTTCAGAAATATGAGCATTTGCTATTGTTCCAACTGGAACAATAAAGTCACCATTTCCGGGTTTTGTTTCTGTCCACATTCCAGCTGTGATTTCAGACAAAAATATTTGTCCACCTTCGGTTGCACCATCGGTATTCAAGTCCCTTATTATACCGTTGGTTGTAATATACCCAAATGTTCCTAATTCAATATCATGTGTAGCAAGACCAATAACTAAAGACGTGGCAACAGCATCAGCTTGAGCTAAATCAATAGTTGGTATGTGAGCATTTGTTCCGGTCTGATAAACCAATTCTCCATTATCAATCGCAACATCAGCCTGAACTCTTATCCAGAACTCCTGCCCAACTTGCAACGTCACATCTGATTCATCATTATAAAAAGCAAAAGTGTGATTGTCCTTATCATAAAAAAGAAGCCCTTCTTGATGGCTTGGTTCAGTTGTCATTAACTCAAAATAAGCATTAAGAACATCGTGAATAGAGTTTGAATCCATTCCAATCGGTCCAAATGTCGTATCACCACCCCTGCTGAAAAAATTCCACGTGCTATCAATCATCATTGAATCAGGTGGTACAATAATCTGCGCTTGGGCACTCGGGTATATGCCCCACATAACAAAGAAAAATACCGCAATGGTAATCAACATCAATATTTGTCCGGGCGTGTGTTTTTTCAATTTCATCTATTACTCCGATCATATACTGTCTTTATTATTATCAAGTTTGGCACTTATCTGTATAAGCAATCTATATTGTTGATCCATCTTGGTATCGATATCTTTTATTTTGTCATTGGCTTGGTCGATCTTTTCACCATTATATTCAACTTGTTCCTGTAGTCGGGTGCCGTCCTCTTTTGGAAAGAATTTAGCCTCATCTTTTTCGTTGTCATTTTTAATTTCTTTTGTGACAACGGTATCGACCGTGTCTCTGATGTCTGCTTTACTCGCAAAGAACATTCCTCCGAGAGCAATGAAACCCAGAACTATACCGATTATTAATCTAACCGTTTTCAATGATACTGTACTGTTTTTTGCCTTCACCATAATATCTCCTACATGTCATAAAATAAATGAATAGCTTTGATGTATGTTGAATCTAACTTTTGTATGACCTTTGTAATTAAAAATTGCTGACCATCCCAAGATGGTGCTGTCAGAAATACCGCTTGCAACTGATCATCGAAACTGGCCGCCTCTAATTCAATCCAATCACCGACTTGCAGATCGCAGTTGATGAATCCAAATGTTTCGACTTCAATTTGAAAATGTTCATTGGCCCAAAGACCGTCACTGTTTGAATCGCTGCCATCTATTTTCTTAATAAGATGCCGGGCGACGTGCTGTGCCGATGCCCCGGCGATGTTCGGCCAGTCAGCGTCATATATTACGCCGTCGGCTCTAGTGTTTGTGTAAGTATCATAATCTCGGAAGGTGCCCCCATATTCCTGCTGATAACGACTGTTGACATTCAGCGTTTCAACTATCGAGGATAATTTGCTTATTTTTAGTTTGCCCTTAATGAGCTGACTGAATTTTATAATCCTTGCTGTTGTCGGCCACTGATCGTTCAACGGAATCAACTTGGCCTTGCCTGCTGCCGACATAAAGAAAGTGAATGTCGATTGTTCGCAAATCTTTTTAATGACCGTTTGGATATTAGCCCTGTTCGCTTTATGCAGATTCATTCTCATTTTAACTGATGTATTCTCCGCATCGATGAAGCTGGTCAAATCAATGTCAGCATCGACGTATGATAATTGAGTCCGTAATAACCATTCAATGATACCGGCCGGATCTTCGATAACATCGCCATCGGCATAATTTGACGACCTGCCCGTGATGTCGGAGTCGTATTTTAAGCCTTCGCAAGCAACGAAGATTGATGTGTCCAATGCCTCGATTGTTTTTAATATCATCGGGGTTGCCGCTGGACTGGCCGGGATATAAATAGCACCGCGATGATCGGGTGCTATCCTGCCTGCTGATTGGTTCTCTGCCGGAGTGGTGAAATTTCCGGGCCGGAATAATAATCTTGCCCGTAATCCATACAATTGGACAACACCGGAAGTAAAATTGTCGGCAACGCCATCGGCCTCTATTGGATAATCAACAGATGCCGAAACTCTAATTGCTTCATATCTGTCAGGCGTGAGAGCGGTTGGTGTAAGAACTGACCCACTTGCTGTTTGCCAAGTCCCGTCAGCGGTAATATTCATTAAAGTACATGATCCGCTACCATCAATGCCTTCAAAATATACGCGGATGAAATGTATAGACGACATCCAACCGGCAAACACTGTCAAGTTTCCTTGAATATTTAAATATGAGCCTCGCTCATAGAATAAATTCAAAAATGTATCACCACTGACTATACGAAATACCGCCTCGGCAATCATGACCTCATTATCATCATAAGAATCATATAGTTTTGCAAATGTTGCATCGTCACGATCCCATGCATTTTCGGGGTCAATTGGATTTGCATACGCCGCGCTTGAATAATCAGTGTCGTCATTGTCTGATGCATACATATATGCTTTTGCTGTCGCGCCGGGTGTTGCCGTTCCTCTCGATGAATCATCCGCAGTCAATGTCGGTGAATCATAAATCGCCGGATCATCAAAACCATCCAGACCCAGAAGCATTCTTGTGATTGCGTTTAAGACATGATCGGCGATAACACACTTTGGCGGAAATGCAATTTCAGTCGGGACACCAATTGCCAACCCTTTTCCGGTATAATCAAAGTCACTCGTATCATCGCCTGAGATTGTAAACTTTCCGTAGACCAATGGAATCGGATCGTTCGCATATTTTGATGGCGTGTCGGCGTAGATGCTCGACATGATCGTATTCGGAATAACGATATCATCAAAAACCATTTTGTCAGTCAATTGAATGATAAGGTGTTCGTCATCATAAGCAGGTTCGAGAGCGACAATTCCTTTAAACCGTTCCAAGCAATTAGTTTCAATGTCAGTCGGGATATCTTTGCCTGCCTGTAAATATATAATAGCCTTACTACCTCGGATATTAAAAAGCAGGTCCGATAATCTTTGTTTCACGCCGGAAGTATTGACGACAAATGGCAAGTTGTTGAATGTCAATTTGACCTGTGACACTTTCCAAGTCTTCGCCATGACATTAATATCCTCTTTCATGCCAGAGCTTTTTTTGAGTAGTCCATGCACATGCACCGCGCCTAAATCCATATCGGTTTCTGATAGATAATAAGTATTTTCAAACTGCACTAATTTGACGATAGTGTTATTGATTTGACCTTCACGCCGATAGTAGTCCTCGAAATATGTCGGAGGTATTAAACTCATAAGACTGCACCATCAGGGATAAACGGAATTGATTCAAATAGGCACGGAGGCCGATATTGATTATGATCAACATTACTGATATTGAAATCGCCAATGTATCGGACAGCATCAACATTGACACCATCGAGGTTTAATATCATGGGCAGGTGACTATTCTGACTGCTCTCAATTGCAGATTCCAGTTCAGTATAATTAGCTGATTTATTGAAAACAAAATTGCGGCGATACATCGTTTGCTTTGAACTGTTGATTGCTTTAGAGAAAGTTCGCCCACCGGCACCCTTTAATAATCGGCCATGATAATTGAAGCTGTCATTTATCGGGTATTCATCGCCTTGCCCGAGATCATGTTCGGTTAAGAAAAATAACCATGATAATTCAGCCAGATTAGTTGCGCCAGCGTCCATGTATAAAAGCAATCTCCAATAACGATGCGTGGCCTGTGTGATATCATTAATATATATTGGATTGCCAATCGTGTTGGTAATCCCCTCCTGTGCGGCCGCATCGGTATATGATGACATGTCATCGGAATATTGGAACTTGTAAGAATGGCCGTCGGAACCGGCAGTCTTGAAATCGTGACTATTATTATGAATCCAAAATCCAACGGCATCAATAGCCTGTGCAGACTGCAAATCAATATCAATCGTTACTGTTGTTTTAGAAGTAAATTTCCAATACGTATTAGGATTGCCGTCAATCATGTGTTCCTTTTCAAACCCGGTTGGCTCTTGTGAGGCCGAATCAACGACCGCTTCGATCATCGGCTCCATTGTATATAATTTAATAGATTGCGACATTAGAGCCTCCGGTCAGATTTTGTCTTGATATCTCGCTATCGAATTCGGTTGCCTTTGAAAAGACCAGTGACATCGAATCTGGATTGACTTCTGAAATGAAACCCTCAGTGAAGAACTGACCGGCATGTCTACCCTGATTCACCATCATCATATCGTTTGCCCTGGTATCAAAGATGCTGCCGAGGATGCCGAGTAATTGAGGGACAAGAAATGTTGTCATCTTGCTTAATATTTCTTCTATGAATAATGTTGAAAAGTCTGCCGCCATATTTCTAAATACTCCCGATGATTCGGTTTGGAGGAACTTCATTGAGCCAACTAATCGGTTACTCGTACTCTTCATGGTCCGAGTCAGCACGTTGCGCATTCTATCCATATCCGTTATTCTGGTTGCGATATAGGCATTCCATAATGTAGTGGCCTCCTCTACAAGAGCCGCATTAGCACTTCCCCAGTCAGCATCGGCGGCGGCAAGTGATTCCGCATCCCATATTGCCGTTTCGGTATATTCATTAATTTCATCAATTGCTTTCTGGTTACGCTTTGAATGGGCAGCCCCCATTTCTTCTTGCTTCCCTTTATATTGCACTGCCAAAACATTAGTGGCATCGGCGGCATTTGCTCCCATGTCACGGTTTGTATCTTTTATAAATCTACTAAAGTCCGTATATTTATCTTCTATCTCGGCTATTTTATCGGCACCAAATAATTTCTCTAATACGTTTTCATCTTTTGCGTCAGTCTGATTCCTGATTATTTCTACAAAATCAGGGACATTATTCATTGTTGTAATCAAAGTGTCTATGCTTTTAATAGCGTCTGGAATTATTGGGTCAACTATATCGGTCAACCATGTATCAATCGCCGTTAAGTAAGCAATGAAAGAGCTATCTTCCTCTTTAAATTTCTCTAAATCATCAAACGAATTTGTCAGGTCAGTAAATGCTATATCGGAATCTGATATTGCCGTAACAATATTATCTATTCCCGTAACCATGCCTGTTAATATTTTAACAGTCGCACCAACAGCCGGATTTAATAATTCACCCATTGTCTTATATAAATCTGATGTCTGCGCCGACAATAATTGCATCTTGCCTTTAGTTGTATCAAGCGCAGCCGCCTCCAAACCGCCGAACTTTGCTGTCTGTCGCATGATCTCATTGAAGATAGCATTCTGCTGAGTGGCCTCATTGATCTCGCAATTCATGCCATAGAAGCCATCGGTAATCTTTTTATTGACTCTGTCGAGCCTGACGGTCACGCCGATGTTGTCAAGGATGGCCGGATTCAACTGTTTGATAGCTTTAATAATCAAAGGCAACTGGACATTAAAATCCTCACCCATTGCAATGGAAGCGTTACGCACCGCGGTTGTCATTTGATTGATTTGGTCAACGTCAAGCTCGGTCGTCAATCCTTTTAGAAATGTCTCAGCAATCGCCGTCTGTGAAGCCAGCCCGCCCATTTGACCTGTCATCGCTTCTATTGTTTTGGCATAGTCACGCCCAGTTGTTTCAACTAAGGATTTAATACCAACCATGCTTGATTCGTAACTGGAAAACTCCTCGATTGATTTTTCAATTACATCAGTTGCAATACTCCAAGTTTTCCATGCAAGGGCAGCGCCACCAATCGCCGCTGCGACCCGGCCAAGTCCAGGAGTCATCTGGTCAACTAAAGATACTCGTGCGCGTATGTTTTCGGTAGTGGTTCCCATTATGAGTCAGCTTTCAAATATGGTTGACTGTCACTCATTGTCGTTTGAATAATATTTGCACCATCAACATAGAGAGCTTGCAATGCATAGTATTCCTGCGGGTTGTTCACCTTGCCGATTCCACCGATGGCATTAAACAGTTTCCACGTCTCAACAGAGAAATCAGATATCAACGGTATCGGGCACAGGTTGTATGATTCCAATATCTTAACAGCGGGAAAGTTTGGATCATCAACGATCTTCCGAAACGATGCAATCGGTTCCTGCCAATCGTCTTTTGTCACAGTGAATGACGGCAGGTTGACCGATTTGATTTCTACGCTTTCTTTGTCTAATAAACAATTATGCATTTTACCCTGACAACCCGTGCAATTATATTTGTCTTTCTTTGCGAACAAATTAAACTGCACGAGCAGATTTAGTTTTTTTCTTCGGCCTCATCGAAGGTTGATTTATTTGTCAGTATAATCGACAACTCAACCAAACTCTCTGGGGCCATCAATCTGAGACCCTTTTTAATGTCCCAACCTTCAGGCAGATTACTTATATCGGCAACATGAGGAAGCATTATATTAATTAATGATTGTAATGGTTCGTCATCGCCGGTTCCAACCCATTCTTTACGGGCTAATTCCATCTTGATTATATCGCCTTGCGGGTAGACTTGTTTTACGGTGCATTTAGTTCCCTGCACTTCAATCTCAAACTCTTTTTCTGTGTCAATATAACGTATTACCATTTCGTTTCTCCTTACGGTTTAATTACCAAGTCATATCGGTATCATCGGCGACAATGACAGTCGCCATTGCGGTCGAGTTCTCTATGTCACCGGTCAACTTGGCATCAATGTCAATACCTAAGAGGTCGTCAACATTCTGCGTGGTCTCTGGTTTTATCTTGCCATGTAAGGCAAAGTTGAGATCAAGATCGACCGTCCCGGATGAAGCGTTGCCCCATTTGACCGTTATATCAACCGGGGTATTCGCGGCACGATTTGCAAATGCTGTCCGAGAAGTGGCATCAAATAAAGCCTTCTCTTTATAAGAGCCACCTTTTTTCTTTAGCATATAAGTATTGAAACTGCCTGATCCGTCCATGCCGACCGCCTCAACGGTCTGAGCAAATTCAATCTGGAATCCACCAGCATTGATCGGAGTTAATGCACCACCACCGAAATCGATAGTATGCGTCAACTGGTTTTCTCCGAAATATAATGACTGAACGGCGCGAGTATAGGAACCGGAGGGATTGCTATCAATCGCTACGGGACCACGCCCAACGCATGAAGCGGTATATTTCAGCGGTTCGCCCGGCTGTTGGTCAAACTTCAATTCGGCCACAACCATATCAGCCACCTTGTGAGCAACACTGGCAACCGATTGGTCAATGATCAGCGTAAAGAAATACCCCGCATTAGCGGTGAAATCCGGCTGAGATGCATGGGGAATAAATGTTTTACCGAATGGGGAACCGACTGCCTCGGTCACGCTCTGGAAGAATCCATACATGAATCGAGCAATATGGTCATTATGAACGATACCGGTAATCTCCACTTTCGGCATAGCTCTATTCTGATGCGTGAAGAATCCCCGATCATCTTCGACCCTCGAGGCCACAGCCGGATTCGATTCGACAACCTTATCATCGAAATCAAAAGCAACCGTTTCAATATCCAGAATTATACCGGCGGCATTATCCAGCCCGGCCGTGCCAAAGGCGGTCTGCTCAACCACGATCACCCGAGCATCTTCTTTAGTCAGTACTGTTAGTGGCATCTTTGACGGCTCCTTTCTCTATTTCAATCTCTGTTATTTCAACAAAGCCTTGCTTGATTAAATATTCAAGCGTCTCCGGTTTCAAATCGGGAACATGGCCTTTTAATTGTATGGCCCGATATTGTTCTTTTGTCATTCCGGGAATGGTTATCATGCGAGGCAACTTTCCCAATAATTTCATTTTACCTTTCATATCATCCTCATGCCTGTGTATGGTTTATATAAACGTATATTATTACTTGCATCGAACCGCCCCGGGTCCGGGAATCGTCAAACTCCTGTTGATTGTTCAGCGTTGACGTTAAATCAATCCGGTATTTATCACCGAGATCCCGGTTGACATTCAAATAGTTATCTATCGAATTAAGCAGCCTCATATTTTTAACGGTGTCCATCTGGCCGTTTTCATAAGCTGTGTGAACGTGAATCTCAAACGGAATGATGTATTTAAGATTCACGCCACTGGGCGCACCGACACCCATATACTCGGTTTCAAGATCGGCCATTTCAATTGTAACTGCATTCAATTGGAGGTTAGCGACAATGTGATGGTCATAGGCATAATTTAAAGCCGGGTCAGTGCCATCAGTCACCATCGCCAGAATCAACGCATCGAGCTGAGCCTTGAGCTTATCCCGAGCTAATTCAAAAGTCGCTTCTGCACCCCATACTTCAGACATTTTAAATGTCCCTTAATTTATATCTTTTGAGCAGTTCATCGTACGCCTCTTTATCAGGGACTCCGTTCATAATACCATCCGCAAATTCTGGATCGATACCAGTATAGTCAGTAACCCAGTCCATAAATTCGGGATCACGAACCTTTATTTCCTGCCATGTTTCATTATGCAATATTGGCTCTGCCATGATTAAAACCTCGACAATCCTGAACCGCCTTGCGGGGGAGTTGGATTTGCTTTCGCATTATTAGGATCAGGCTGATAACCACATCCTCTTATATTCCGACTGTGACTTTGAAGCAAGGCTATTCCGATTGCTATTGCCATAATCAAGCCAGCGATTCCTATAAACATAATCTCTAAATTCGTTAGATTTTCCATGATTAAAACTCCGCTAAACTTGTATAATAGATTATCTGTAAACTCACAACCGCCCCGGCATCGCCCGCCTCATTCGACACAAAGAAGTCAGCAGTATTTAATATCTCAATTGCCAAACTATTTGAACCGAGATCGATTGGGCTATAAACCAAAACATGAATATCGCTGACCAGCTCTTGAATGATATCTTCCATATCTGCACTGGCGACGACGTAAACATATAATTCAATATCGAAATTTTTCCGCACATTGGTTGCATCACGAATGACAATCGGGTCTTCGCCGGGCACTATTGATATCGATGGCTGATTCTCAGGCTCGCCGACATTCGGAACCTTGAACTGCTCGACAACTTTGACTGTGACGTTGTAAGCGTCTTTCTTCTGGATCGTCTTTAGCTTCGTTTCCAGATTATCCAATATGGTTGATGCAACGCTACTCATCTTGCCCTTACCGGTTTAAAAATTATGTTTTCTAAAGTCCTCATTGCTTTTTTAGCATTCCGCTTGACCGATGGAATAAACCACGCTCGTTTGGGTATAGTCAGGAACTTGGTTGTCTTTTTCAGCCAGATACCTTTTGACAATCCCAAGAACCAGCGCATCTTTTTTGTGACCGTTATATGTTCGGGTCTAAATTCACCAACGGCGGCATACTTTTTGGCCAAGCCACCTGGACCAACCAACACGAATTGAGTCTTGCCACTGCCTCTTGCACCTTTTTGTGGGTCGGTAGTAACAGAACTTCTCAAGACTCCCGACCGACTTCGTCTTTTGGCATGGCTTGACTTGAATGGTGCGCCCGCTGAACCCGAATGCAAGTCATCCCTCGCACCGGATTTGAACACTCGAGCCGCCGCCTGCAATCCATTCGGCAGATTCCTCGGCAATCCTCTTTTGAGCGCGTTGAGTTTCTTCGATTGAAACTTACCGCCCGGAAATGTCACTGTGATACCGCCAGCCATGATTAATGCCGCCTCTTGTAATCTCTGAGTATATCAATGATCCATGAGTTCAAATTAGCGTTATACGCTGTTGACTGATCGCCGATCGCCCGTGACGATACTCCATGAGTCTTACTGTTGTATTGCGTTCGCCTGATGGCCGCAATCGAAGCACACGCCAACTTTAGATCATCTGGTACATTCTTCTGCTCATATCCATATTTATAAGATATCTTCCAATAGTTCGGTATGCCAGTTTCCGCAAACCTATTGCCATCGGTGAATTGTAACTCGCCTAAATCGGAATTCTGCGAAAAGTTTATATTGGTCAATTCGGTTGCCCAATAGTTGTCACTGAGAAAATATATTGCATCGATGTCGGTTGTCAGCGGCCAATACTTGGTATTAAATAAAACAGTATCGTCACCATCAAAGTATTCATCAATAGCAGCAGCCGGAGCTATAAACTTCCGGCCAGTGAAGTTCTCAATATACTTCGATGCGTAATTGATGAACTGCTCGATATTGGCATCACCTTCTGTTTCACTTACTTTGATCACCGCCAGCACTTTATACTCGGCGACGGTGATCAACGCATTAGCATTTAATCCAGCCATAATATTCCTTACCTGCTAAATCCGGCCTTATTTTGTTCGCCTTTCAACTTCGCTAATTTATCGTCCTCTTCTTTCTTGGCTATCTTCTGACGTTTGGTGCGGTTGTCCACATGAGCCTTTGCTTTGTGGGCAACATCATCGGCGGCCTTGCCTTTTGATACCATCTCGAAATTGTCAGGCAGATTGTAGAGCATTTTGGTGGCGAGTTCAGCCTCAACCTGAATGGTTTCGCCATCATCGGCAGCAAACCCATTGCCACTGTATTTTTCAAGCAATGGCATCGTGATACCTTTTTTATTCACGAAGGTTGATTTCTTGAATTTGAGTTCAATCAACTCAATCTTGGTTTCGACTTTCTTTTCGTCCGTCATCTTTTTTGTCCTTATCAAGCAGGTGGACGGTCTGCCCACCTGCGGTTAATAGTTAATTCTCAACTAAGCAGTCACCACACCGAAACCGGTCGCGGTGACTGGTTCGGCAGTTGGATCAAACATATTCTTGAAATCACCCCGCCAGTATGCAATGATATCATAGACATCATAATACGGGTTGCGAACGATTTCCATCTGAATAGTACGCCACAATCCAAGCATATATGAACTCTTATGGACCATTTGGAGAATAGACCGGTCATTACCGGCAGCAGCATATATACCAGTGGGATCATAAGTGTCGAGAACAAACTCGGACGTTCTGACATCGGAGCCATTGATCTTGCCCAGTGTTCCGGCAACAACCGTCGCATTCGGGCCGTACTTATCAATGGTTCTGAATGATGGCATTTCATCAGGGTCAAGGACATGCAACAGGAATCCGACAATCGACATCAGTTGATAGAAATCGTCCGGGTTAGCAAAATACTTACCACCCTTTGACCTCAACAGGTTCAGATTGGTTTCTGAGAATGTCGAGAGATCGACCTTACTGGCGGCCAGAGTATCAACACGGAATCCGTTCCAACAATATCGGGCATCGGTCGCTCCGGGTGTGTCGCCCGAATCAAGACCGGTTCCACCGGCATCATCACCGGAAAGCATCGCCCAATCGATTGACCGAGCAATCGAATTTGATACTTTGCCTTCGATATAATCGATGACACTGATAATCAAATCCTCGTCAGCTTCACCGGAGTACTGAGTCCGTCCACGCAACTTTTCAGCGGTGTATGTCTTGTTGGCCGATCCCGGAGTCTGTGATACCGCGTCAAAACCGGAAACAAGAGTCCCCCGCTGAGTCACACGGGTTGCCAGAGTATCGGCACCCTCAACCGGCAAGACCTGAATGGAAGCGATCATCGGGAATGTCGGATGCATCGGAGCAATGACAAGAGCCTGTCGAACCATCGCCGTCATACGAGCCGAGTAACCGGTTTCCAGATATTCAGCGCCCTCGTCTGATCCCGCAGTATCGAAAGCGGCCTTTGACATCATCTCATATTCTTTGTGGCATTTCAGGTTATTCATTCGGACTTTTCGTGGTGCAGTGAAATAGCCAGTTCCGGCATGTTTCGACTGTGCGCACATGATGCCATCAACGAGAATGACCTGATCATGTTTTCGCTGCAATGCATCTATCTGCCCTGCCTTCTCAGCGGAGAACAGGCTTTTGAATTGAGCGGCAGGCATACTCAGCAAATCCTTGACCTCAAAGGGTATTTCATTGCTGCCGCCGTATGGAATTTTGGATTCGGTTAACCGCTGAATTTCTTTGGTCTGGGCATCAATCGCTGACTTGACATCGGTGCCAATCTTCTCGACGTATGCTTTTGTCTCGCCCGCCGTTTTTAATTCCCTTTCGTGGGCACTTTTCATCGTGGCAAGCAATTGATTGACATCGTCGATTTCCTTCCGAACCTCGCCGACTTTCACCGTCGCCGCCTCTGCCGCTGTCTTTGATGCTGCGGCTTCATCCTGCAATTTTTTGATTTCCTCAGGAGTCAGAGACATATTATTTCCTTTCTTGATCTGCACCGACTTATTGTGCATGATACTTTTAAATTCATTACATTGTAATTCAAGGTCAAGTGCAGCAGCCTCAGTGAAGACCGCTTCAAAATTCATACCCAGATTAACCACTGAGATTTCAGAAATTGATTCAAATTCATTGATAGTCCGAATTCCCTTTTCTTCGTCAATGCTGTATTTCTTGACGCGGTAGGTATATGAGAATGAATTGATGACACCGGCCTTGACCAGCATGATAACATCTTTACCCATTGATTCGGTTGGCAATAACTGGATGCTTGCCCATAAGCCTTTATGCTCATCAACTCGCAGTGCCAATGCTTTACCGACCGGCAGATCATGGTAATTGTGCATGAACAGGACGATAGGCTTTTCTTTATATTTAGCGAGAACCTCGGGAGTGAAAGCCTTCGGCTCAACAATATCCATGCCAGCGTCCAGATCGGGAGTGCTGACATAGCCTTCAATGATAATCGAGCCGTCGATCTGAGCGGCGGCTTTCGATACATCAAAGTTGAATTGTTTCTTGCCTTCTATGTCGAACTTCTTTTTCATGCTGTTACCCCGACGCTATCTTTTAGGCTGCATGTGAATACGAATCCGGTAACTGACACCAGCCTCAACTCGCCCGAGAACGTCGCTTGTATCTGCAATCGCATAATTGAAATTGAAGAATACGTTATCGCCGATACCCGATGTGCCGATTCCAGGTGGCAGTGTGAAAAATACCGTGTCATAAGATTTGCCGCCGGTATAAACCGTGAGTGATCCCACCTCCAATATAGTTTTGACGGTTCGCCCATAATCATAGGACGTGAACATCGTATACGTCAGTGAATCTTTTGATGTATCGATGACATCTGCGGCTGACGCACCAGTATCACCAGCGAGGATGATTGTCGATTCAATATAAATATATCCTTCAATGTCACCATAGTCGCCTAATCCGGTAAAGAAGAACGGCACCGCCGGGCCAACGGTTGAATCAATGCCCTTAGTTGTCGCGGCCGATCCGGTATCAAGCGGAATCTTTGCGGTCGTATAGGTCATGCTGTATGGCGGCAATGTCCTCGGCCCGGCCTCGGCATCCTCGACAATATTCATCGAGGCGAAGATCCCAGTTACAACCAACATCGCTATCGACGGCCACAGTTTCAGTTTTGATTTCATCTCAATTCCTTTCATTCAAAATGCTCAATCGTAGTGCATCGACAGTTGATTGTCTGTCCGGGTGAACCGGCAGGGTCTAACGGGTATCGCAATTTATCACCACCTACGGTGAACGGCTCATTAATCTCAACTTTCTGCCCATCGGCGAAAGTATGATCAGGTCGCGTC